TTTCTCTAAATGATTTGCTGGATCTTTCAGCTTGGAATGCTAAACTACCAGCTGCTTCAGCAGATAAACCTACTATTTCAGTAAGTTTAGAGAAAGTAATTAAGGTATCACTTGAAAAACGGAATGCCGTTCCTAACTGTTCGTTAAGTGCTGTATTTGCTTTAGCTATTCTAACAGAATTAATAGCTATATCTCCTGAAAAAAATGCTGCTTTAGCAAATTCTTTTTTTAGATCTATTGCTTCTTGCTTAGATAAATTAAGAGATTTAGCTAATTTAGTAGTTTCTTCATCAGCAGCCATCATTTGAGTTAGGAATACATCTAATAAAGCATTAGATATTCCCCTTAGTTTATTATTAGCTTCATTTATTTGATTTAATCTAAGTTGCTGTTTAACTTCTTTTTCAGTTAAACCTAAAGATCTGGCTTTCATCATAGCAGCTGTTCCTGCTAATGTTCCTGATTTGCCTTCTAAACCAACTCGAGTCGCTAATTCTTTATTAAGACCTTGTCCTGTTTTTAATCCTTCTTTAAGAGATCTTAACTCATCATTTGATAGGCTTTGTATTCGTTTTTTTATATTTTCTTTAGTAGCTTCTTCCCTAACACTTTCTTTAGTTTTATCATTACTTTGAGAAAGATTACCTGCAACGTTTTGAGTTAAATTAACTGTTTGGGCTAAATTTTTATTTAGCTCATCTACAAGATTACTAATCTCAGCAAAAACTTCTCTAATGTTTTCTGCTGAGTTATTTAAATCATTTACTCGTCCGTTATCTGCCATAGTATAAAATTATGTCCCGTATAAATATAGTAAGGGTTAGGTTTTTGATATATTAGGCATTTTAGGTATAGTTGAAGAAATAGATGTTGATTGTTGGGTTAATTTTTCGTTTTCTTCAATATGTTTTTTATGAAGAGTATCAATTTTTCTTATATGATATCTTCTAATATGGATAGGCATATTATATACTTCAGAATATATAAAACCACCATTTCCATAATACACTAAATCGTGTATTTCATCATATACTTGAAATTTATAACTCGGTGTCAGGCCAAAAAAACGTGATCCCTATAGGGATCTTTACGCCTCCTTTTACGTCTCCAGCTTCAGTTTCTAAATCAAAAGTTAAGTCTACGTCAGGCTGGATTTCTTTAACGTATTCTCTTAGTGCTCTTGCATCCCTAGCTAATAACTGAGCATCAACAAATTGACGAACAGTTTTACGTTCATAATCACCTTCTACAGATAAAATCATATGTTTTAATCTAGTAGAGTATTCAGCAGATTCTGTTTTGTTGATTTTTTTAAGACCTTTTACTTCTGTGTCAATCTTTTTTTCGTCTAAATGAGTTAGTATTTTAAAAGTAATTGTCTTATTGATTGTAGGTAAAGTAAAATCAAACTCATTTTTATTTTTTTCTGTGAGATGTTCTTCTTTTAATTCTTTATCAGCTACTTCTGTTAAATCTACTGTAAATTCTTCTCCGTTTAAATTAAAAGTATAATCTTTACCATAACCTAACACACGAGCAGCTATCATGATGGCGTTTTTATCTCCTACAACTAAATCATTATAATCAATAGGAGTAACAATAAGAGATTGTAGCAGTTTATCTATTACAGTTCCATTTTTGATATAAGTTTCATTAGTAAGGATGTCTTCTTCTTTAGCAGTCATGTATTTCATTTCTAATACTCCTTTGGCTAAAGGATTTTCTGGTGGGTAAATTAAACCTTTTGAAGGTAAAGTAACTTCTTCTGTGGGGAACATTGTTTTGTTTTCCATTTTATAACTTTTATATGTGTGCATATACATATGTAAAAAAAAGAGGTGCTTACGCACCTCTTAATTTTTTTATAACAAAAGTTTAATAATTTAAAATTGCGTGGTCCATAGCAATTGTTAAACTAATTTCCATAGGAGTAGATGAAGTCCAATCACCACCACCAAAATCAGCGTTGGTTACATAAGCACCTTTGCAGATCCACTCTTCTACTACATCACCAACAGGTCCTAAAGTGTTAAATCTAATATCTTTTTTATAGAAATCAGAATAACCATCTCTACCAGTTACTGATTCGTGATGTAAACGAATCCACTCCATTACTGCTTGAGCACCTGAGGGGGTTACAGGATCATATAATCTACAAGTTATGTTTTGCCAATCGGATTTTCCTTTGACTTTTCTTTTAACATTGATATGATCAAGAACTACTTCTTCAGCTACATACTTAGGTCTGTCTGCTGCTTTGATTAGATATGCGGGGATTCCGTCTATATAGAATATAAATCTATTTTGTAGCTTAGGTTCGTAAGCTGTATAGAACATATCTGCTGAACTTAATATTGCCATTGTGTTGTTATTTTGTTATAAATATATAAAAGCTAAATTTTTAGTCGTTAAATGTTGCTCCTGTTGGCTGGATGGTATAATCTAAGATTATGAATTCAGCTGTTTTAGTAGGTTGAATATAAATTTGGCCTACTAATTGGTTTCTGTCTATTGCTTCGGCAGTGTTATTAGTTTCATCCATTACCACTCTAAAGGCATAAAGGCCTTGTCTTTGTTGGACTGACTCTAGGAAAGGATTAACTGCGTTTAAGAATTTGTTTCTAGTGACTGTAGTGTTTTGTTCGAAAACTAAGTTTTTAGAAGTATCTCCAATGAAGTTTTTAAGAGAGATTAATAATCTTCTTACATTGATTCTATCAAGAGCACTGGCTTTCTTTTGTAATGTTTTTTGCCCATAAGCAACAGGTCCTACTCTTGGGAACGTTGCTAATGGATTTACATTATTTGTATATAAAGTATCACGTAAGTTTGAAGGTAATTTTATTTCAGTTCTTACTACAGGTAATCCACCTCTATTTAAACCAGCTGGTGCAAACCAAGGAGCAGCTACTCTATCATTTGCGGCGTATACTCCTTGCATTACTGTTGAAGCAGGAGCCCATACATTTTTACTTAACTCAGTAGAAGGAACTTGAACCCAAGGCCAATAAGTGCCTGCAAAGTTAGTGTTAAGTTCTTTAGCTTCGCTATTAACTGTAGTTATATTAGAATTATACGGTACTAAATCGGTTATATAAAAAGCATCACCACGTGTTTCACATAATTCAATAACACTAGCTACTGGGCTAGCATAATTTTGTTGATATAAACCAGGAGTAGTTATAGTGTTAAATCTATATTCATCTTGGTTTTTAAGAATATTAACAGCAGTTGTATAATCATTTCCTACTAATCCTTGAGTATCAGTGCCATTTATATTTTCAAAATAGTTAGCAGCACGACCTGATGGGAAAATACTACCTACTCCACTAGCAAAAGCACCACTAGCAGGTATAGGTAAACTAGCACTATATGATAATCCAGTAGCGTCAGTTCCTACTGATCCATCATTATTAAAATATTCTGGGGTAGGCTTGTTAACTGAGGAAACATATACTAACTTAGATAAATTAGGATAATCACCATTTACTCTAACAACTGTTTGTCCTTCATAATCAACACGGCTTGTGTATTGATTGCCTATCGCTTTTTCAATGTAATTGTCACTTTCAGGGTCTAAACTAACACCCACATAAGTCTCTAATACTATTGGGTTGTTAGTATTGTCATTACCTCTTCTAATCTCTAAGTTGAAAGTACCAGCTTCATTATTAATACCTGAGACTTCCCACCTTAAATTATCTGCACTGCCAGAATATAAAGATCCGTCACTATATTCTGCGAGATTATCAGGATCTAAACTATTAGCACTATTTAATTTATCGCCCTTACTTATAGTTTTTAGAGTGAATGATATATTATCTGCTGTGTTAGCTCCTAATCTTAAAGTAGCACCACCCCCAAAGAAAGAAGCTGTGTTTAACCCTGCTCCAGCGTTGAATATTAGTTGTGATAAAGAACCTGATTTTACTACATAATCATTAGGTGCAGTACCTGCTATAGAGGAAGTTATTTGGATTTCATCACCATTAGTAGTAATAGTGAAAGGTAAATTGTTAGAAGCAAACTCAGTTTGTAATGCATCAAAATCACCATCATATGAGTAATAAACAGTTTTACCTAAGGTTTGAGTAAAACTAGAACTTAATGCTACAAATTGTATATTATTACTAGTATCAAATACTCCAAACCCGTTAAAAGCTGCGGGTTCATTACTTGTAAAGTCTATAGAAGAAGAAGCAAATCCTGCGTCTACACTACCACTATTTGCTAATATCCTAGTTGATGTTGCGGAATCAAAAGTTCCACTGACTACTCTAGTGACTAAAAGAGATTGTCCTCCATTAGAAAAATATTTTTGAGCGGCTATTGAAGTTAAAAATTCATATTTTTTAGAACCCGAAAAGAAGGCACTTCCAAATTTATTTTTATAGTCTCCAAAGGATGTTACTAATGTTGGTTGTAGTTCAGGTCCTTTTACTGTGGGGCCAATTATAGCAGCCCCAGCTTCAATAGGAGCTGGGCTTATAAAGGATTGGTCTGTTTCTCTCTGAAATACTCCAGGTGATACTATTTTTTCAGCCATTATTTTTTAGATTATTTGTGTTGCATATAAATATGGATTCCCTTACCAAAACCTAGATAAGGGGTAAACCATTAATAAATATCTAAAAAAATCCGACCCCTAATAAAAATTATTTTTCAGGTATAAAAATACCTTCTTCAAGATTAATTTCTCCTTTTCCGTATTTTTCAAAGAATTCAGTAGAAATGTTTGATTCCTCTTTATATAACTCATTAAACTTTTCAGCTAATTGGTTGAGTTCTCTTTTTATATTGTCTTCTGCGATACCTAATTGTCCTCTTTGAAAGGTAAGTTCACTAGTTTTAACTCTTAACTCATTGAGTTTAGTTACTTCTTCGTTAGTAAGTTTAATGTTATTAGATTCTTTAAGTGCCATAACTTTTTATTTTATATCTATATGTATATAAAATTTTTTAAAACCTCAAATTAAAGGTCATTTCCTTTAAAAGTAGTTGTTTGGTTAATAACTATTTGAGCTTTACCAAAATATCTAGTATTTTGTTCTTTTAGTTTCTTTTGGATATTATCAGGAACTATATATCCTTGTAATCTAATACTAAAATTAGCTCTTACTATCCTACCGTCTTCTCCTGATAATTCATTTATATTATTAAAAGAAT